TGCGGCAACTTAGCATTCATACTTCGAGAGCGGGATTGGGGCCTCTCGGGGGACTGTTTATTCTCATTAGTCTTGGGTTTAAGGACAAGTTTAAACTTATTTATACGGCGGTTACGCGCGTTACCATCGGGTCTAATCTTGTTCCATTTCTCTTCAGATGTATCAGTTCTGGAAGATTGATCAGAACCTTTGATAATTGTGTCACCAACAATGACATCAATTTTGGAAGTGGGTTCTTCGATCTCTTCAAATAAGGGGGGACTAAGGAGCTCTGCGTATTTGGTGATTCCTGCGAGCCACTTGTTAAACAACTGTCTGTCGAATCCTGGAACGAGAATTTCAAACTCGTGGTCCATCCAGTTGTCGGCATTGTCATTGGGAAATTGATGTTCGGGATCGAACCTAGTCCAATAATTTCCTAACCCGAAAAGTTTCTTCGGACGGAAATTAGTGAAGTCTAGGGCTCGATTAACAAACTCACCAATGACAGGTGTGTTAGAGTCAGTAGCTGCGTAAGACATACTCTTTTCAAATAGTTTTGCTTCTGGAGTGATATTTGCGGGTAAACCAATTGTCGTGTGGAATTTGGACAATTGGCGTAAAGGATCACACATAGAGTCAGGGCATCCGTACCATACATTAGGGCTGTAATATCTGGCTAGGAAAGTGACGCCTCGGTCACCACGAACGATAGTATATCCTTCGAGAACGAGGCCTACTTTCTTCGCAGCCCAAATGTGGGATGGAATCGGTAAGTCAGCATCCAAACCATCATCACCGACATGTACCCCTAAGGAGTAGAATGCTTCGGATGGTGTGTAAGTACGCTGGGTCTTCAAATTGACACTATGTCTAAAAGCTAAATAACTAGTGAACGTAGCGCGGAGGGTCTGGAAAAGGCTTGTTCCTGCACAGCCAGATCCATGGGAACTGTCTTGATCAAATGAGGTTCCTAAGGGCAAATAACCAGGGTTGCCGGCGTTTGTCTTTAGTAACTCATTCAAAAATGTACGATGATCCTTGAAAGCTGACATTAATATCAACCTTTCAACCTGGCGTAACAAGTAAGTAATAGTGCCATCCATACGGTGATAATCTGAAACATCAACAAACAAGGCATTGGTGCATATTTCAGAAACGCGATGGGCAAGTTCCTTTGGTGTTTTGCCAGGGCCATACCAACTAAATTGCTTACAGTGTTGTGATAAAGACAGGGTGAATCTTGACATATCGAGCTTGGAGGCGTCATTATATGTTGAGATGTTCCGAGGGTCTTTAATACCAGTGTAAGCTTCTGCTTTCAAGAAACACTTAAGGATATGCTTACGGATGAATCCGGTAGCATCAGCGTTCATTAGCGATTTACGTTGAGTGGCCGTACATTGCTTGTTGTAAACG